AAGTCTTTCTGCCAATAAAGAAAGCTGCTTTAAAGCCTGCTTATTAGCTTTACGCAAGGCATAAGCTGCCGTTTCTTCTTCGCTTAATTCTTTTGGAACGCCACCTGACACCATGCTCTTATTTTACACCACGTTTATACTTTGCAAAGCTTGGTAACTCAATCATTTTTTTATGCCTCTGTAAAGAATGAACAGGAATTACATCTGTTTTATAAGCACTTGCCATACAGCGAACCGCATCTGCATTATGCGAATGCTTATCATGCACTGGAACTTTAGTAAAAACTCCCTCTGCATTTTTCTTTCGCTTATAATTCCGCAAATCATTAATTAATCTGCGGCATCTTTCCTTATCAAAAAAACAATAAGCTAAAACTTCTTGTACCCATTCAATATTCCCCGCTAAATCATTTGTTTTCGGGATAATAACAATCTTTAAGCCCTTTTGTTTCCTTAACGTTTCCGCCCTTGATTGCAATTTATCCATTTTATCTTGGCGTTTTGTTGCATCCCACGGCAAAAACCATACATCAATTGTATATTTATTGCGTATCATGTCCGTAAACTGCCCACTAGCCATATCTTTAGAAACAAAATTATCAACAATATGTATCGTGTTCTTATCAGGATGTTGATGTATTACAGCAGTCATCAAATCTTCACCCTCCGCTAAATCTAAACTTGCAAAAGTCTGCAAATTTGAATTATGCGGTACATGCGTTATTCTGCCCTCTTCATCTATAGCGTGCATTTGATGTTTAAAGTAAGAACCACTAGCACTTGCCTTGAAAGAACAATAAAATTCTTGCATCGCAATTTCAGGGTCCATCCCTTTAGCGATTAATTCATCAACATACTCTTTAGTAATTACTGGGTCGCCATCGTTGTAGTAAGTATCCTCAATCCCATATAACCAAGCACGCTTCTTATCCGATTCATGCTCAAGGTTATACATATAATCCCTGTGTGCATGATTTTCACCCTTAGGAGTGCCAACCTTAAAACTAAACCCTCCATTCTGTGCAAGAATTGGAGAAAAAATCTCTTCAAAAACCCCACTTCGCCATTCAGGGTACTCATCGCATATAACCCCAATCGGATTTAAACCCCTTAAATGGTTAGCCGTTCCATCTGCACCAACTACCCCAACTAAACGATAAACTGAACCATTAACTAACTCTAAAGTCATCGCATGGTTATCTTTACGCTTCCAAAGCTTTTTAGGGAATAACTCCAAGTAAGGTATCGCTTGCTCATCAGGATCACGTGTAACCCTACCTAAACCATTCCATATCGCCGCCCTTGCTTGCGTTAAACTCGGGAAAGCATGAATATATAAACCCCTATCCTCTAACATTCGAGGCAACGCAATACATAATGGGATAGCCGTACTCTTCCCCGCACGCCTATGAACTATAGCAATCCCATCTAAATGCCTCTTTAACCGCCCTTTATCATCACGCTGATTAAAAAACTTAAACCACTCAAACTGATAAAACGTTGGCTCAAACTTCCCCCAAAGATTACCTAAAATCTCATTGCATTCCTCAGCAGTTACCTTGCTATCAAACGTCTCAACAGGAGCTACATACTCGCTCGCATCATAAACATTCTGATAATGCAAAGGGTGATTCTTATCTTCTGCAATCTCACGCCAATTACTAACTTTAGAAAGTTCATCACTCAATTAACTTCATCTCCTCAGTATTCGCCTTAGTCGGAACTAAACGTATCCTGCCATGCTCATCCTTAATCTCTCTAAACGTCGGAATGAAAAACTTAACATTGCTATTATCTGCCTGCTTACGAGTAGCCTCTATAGCAATCTCAATCTTTTCCTCTGCATAAATCGAATTCTGCATATCATTCAATAACTTTATCCTTGAACCCTTAGCATCTAACAAAACCTTAGCAGCATTTACTGGGTCTAATTCCTCAGCAGCATCCTCTAAACGCTTTAAACCTTCATATAACTCCAACCTCTCAGCCTGAATGCTGAAATCTTTTTTCTTGAAAAAATCCTTAGATTCGCTCATACTTGCTCGTAAATACTGAAAGAATAAAGCTCCCCAGTCTCAAAATTAGAAGCCTTTATAAACATTGGCTTGCCACAAAATGGTGAACTTTCATAAACACGCTGATCCGTAAAACTAAGCTGTTCATCTTCTACACCATTAAACTTTAAATCATCATACTCCATATATAACCCTTCACCAATAGGGCTATCAATTCGCACCACATACAATGCACCGATCTTAAGCTCTTCTAGTTTTTCAATTTTCTTCATCCGTATTCTTCCCATAAAGAGCTTTATAAGCATTGCTTACAAAATCAGAATTCTTTTTTTGAACCATTTCATCATATCCCCTCATATTCTCAATACGTGCCTCAGATATAACCTTTGCCTGCTTTTTTAAATCCTCTATTTCTTCACTTTCCATAAAAACAATATACCCTAACTCTCACTAGCCTGCCTTAAATACTCTAGTCTTTCGGTTTACAGTAAGGGTTATCGTATAAGCACCCGTGTTTCTATCCGTACCCAAATTACTTTCACACGTAAATTGCTTTTCCCATTCGTGAGCATTTTCCTCAGTCACCCCCTGCGATTTCAAAAATTCCTCAGCCTGCCTCATAGCTTCCTTCATGTGATACCCTATAGGGTCAAATACTTCATAAATTCTTTCTTCTCTTATTTCCATAACACTATAATACCCTCTTTCGGTTTAATCACGTAGATTTCTATGTGTTTAGTTATTGCTCGCTTAAATCGCTTTAAATTGATTTGTTTTTTATTTTAGGATAATTGTAGCTTTAATGTGGTTTTTGTTTAACCTTGACGAAATTTAAGGGGTTTTGTGATGCTTTTGATTGATCGCTTGGTTAAGGTCTTTGATTTTGAAATTTTGAAATTCTAGTATGTGGGGATTAAAGATGGTAATGAATGTGGAAATAAAACCCCCCCAACCCCGTTTAAAGCAATAGGCTATTTTTCTATTAACTTAAGCATTATCGGCTGTCTATTGTCATGTTTTTAATCGGCTATCTCTTATCATTTTTTATCGGCTATCTTTTGTATGCCGCGAATAGGAAGCTGGGACTGGGATAATAATATAATCAGTGAAGCTAAGGCGGCTATGTGCCTGTATGCTGCATGAATTACCCAATGAACCAGTGAACATAGCCAATAGTTTATTTGCTCTTGTTTAAAGCGATTATGAATAATGGTGCTTATTCGCTGTGATATTGCTATGTTTTTTGCGTGTTATCTGAATCAAGTTCTATAATGGCTCTACAATCAGCACTTTAATCAAGATAACTCTGTATTATTTTGACTCTATAGTGGAATATAGGGTTAATCTGATTATTGTAATTACTTTGTGATTACAATCTTTACTAGGTGACGAGGATTAAACAATCAGTTAGAATACATAACAAATGCAAGATTTAGAAACCCAAGTAAAAATACTTAAGTCTTCTGTAGCAAGATTAGAAAAAACAGTTGCAGGCTTAAGAGCTGATAACAAAAAACTAATCGAATCCAAGATGGATTTAATTGAGCAGCTGAAAGAATTAAACAGTGGTAAAGCAGAACTAAACTTATTAAAAGCCAAGAACTACAAAATAAAATCAATCGCTGAGAACCTAACAAAAATCGAGAAAGCAAAATTCCAAGAGAAGCTATAGATTAAATATATTTAATACATCATACCATAGCTATATAATCCCTTGAAAGCTGGTCTAGTACTGCATTTCAGGGTTTATAGGTTATTTAATTGAAAAAATATTTTAAAAATAAATCAAAATCTTAGCCAATTCTTAGTTATAACATGGTATCATAAGGATATGGAAAGAAAACAGATTATTAGTCAAGAGTTCAGCCTAAGATTCATAGGCTTTAAAAACATAGTAGAAGCTAATCTAGCTATGTTTACTCAGTATCCAGATACTGACACTGGATACAATTTGTTGCATGAGTGCAGCAAAAACAATATAAAGCCGTGTGAGAATGGCTTTATATTTTATTGTTAATTAGTAAAGACCTAAGCATGTCTTAAAACTGCTCAAGGAGAAAAAATCAAATGAAAAATCAAAAGCTAATTAAAAAATTCAATATGACTGCTAAAGACATAGCAGTGTTAGAAGATCATCTTTACAACGGTAACGGTTACGACTATCTAGAATCTAGGTTCAGTTTCTCTGAATTAGAGGTAATTCTAGATACTTGGAGTGTTAGTGTTTAATTAATTAATACCAACGACCTAAGCAAGTCTTTAAACTGCTCAATTCGCTCTCTGTAGCGTTAAACAGAGTAAAAGGGGTCAATATGACTCAATTATTAACTATAGAGGCTAAATATTCTAGAGCTAATTTTAAGTTAGCTCAACGTATCTTAGGACGTAAAGCTGCCTTATTAGCATTGGCTAGAATGGCTAAGAAGGGATTATATCTCAAGGGGGAATATGCAGTATCCGCCTATGAGGCATGGAAATCAGCTTCACTGTCCGTGTTAGGACAGAAAGCTACTTCTTGGGTTAGTTGCCCAAGAAACCC